TTAAACAAGAAACTGAATATACATTTGAAGAGCCGAATCAACTTGAAATACCAAAAGCAATAGAAGAACGCTACGCCAGCGAAGGCATATCTTTAGGATGGTTAAGAATAACTCTTAAAGGTCGAGAAGATTATGCACATATAGGGCGAAAAATGCAAGAGGGATGGCAGTTTGTTACTAGTGATGAAGTACCTGAGATGGGAGCAACATCTATCGTGAGAGGTGAAGGTCGATACAAAGGAGCTGTCTGTCGTGGAGACTTAGCGTTAGGTAAAATACCTACTGGACGTATTGACGCAAGAAAGGCACACTATAAGAATAAAGCTGACAAATTAATGGATGCTGTTAATTCTCAACTTATGGGAAATAATCCTTCTAGAATGCCAATCAGTAATACAAGTAAAACTCAAACAATCAGAGGACGAACTCCTAAATTTCAAGAGTAAGTTCTCTACATTTTCATAGGAGAAAATCATGGCACATGCTAAAGCATTTCAAGGTTTTGTTCCTGCGAGAAAAAAGGGTGGAGCTTACAACACTGGTTCTTTCACAGAAATTTTTTCACCTACCTCAGGTGGAGCATGTAATAACAACATATTTTCTGGAGACCCTGTTGTACTTCCTGGTGCAAACTTTGCAACCATTTCCCCTTTTATCGCAGCGACACTAAAACCTTCAGGAATATTTGCTGGTTGTTCTTATGTCCTAAATGGCGAACAAAAGTTTAGTCGTTATTGGGGAACAGGAACTTCAGCAGCTGGTTATTCAGATGTTAAATTTTTTATAATAACTGACCCTGACCAAACTTATTACATTCAATGTTCATTGTCACTTTCAGCAAATGAATTAATGGTAACTAAAAACTATAATGTTACAGTTAGTTCAACAGCAAGTTCTGGTAATACTACAACTGGACAATCAAGCTACTATTTATTAGCAGCTTCTGGTGGAGAAACCGAACAAGCAGCAAGAGTAATAGGTAAGAAACGAGACGGAGAAGAGACTGATGATACAGATGCTTATCCAATCGTTGAAGTATTTTTAAACACGCACAGAGACAGATACGTCACTGCGACTGCGTCAACAGCATAAGGAGAATAAGATATGGCTATAAATAGAGCAAGTATTGCTAAAGAACTCCTTCCTGGATTGAACCAAGTATTTGGGACGGAGTATGGTGAGGTAGCTGACGAACATGCACCTCTTTTTGAAATAGAGAACTCAGATAGGGCTTTTGAAGAAGAAGTTCTATTTACAGGGTTTGGCACTGCACCTACTAAAGGTGAAGGTGAAGCCATTTCTTACGATAACGCACAAGAAAGTTATACAGCTCGTTACGATAATGAGACTATTGCTTTAGCTTTTGCAGTTACTGAAGAAGCAATGGAAGATAACCTTTATGATACTTTTGCAAAGTTAAGAGCAAAAGGTTTAGCTAGAGCAATGGCAAATACTAAGCAGGTTAAAGCTGCTAAAATCTACAACAATGGTTTTAGTACAGCAGGTGCTGATGCAATAGGAGATGGGCAACCATTCTTTAGTGCGTCTCACCCAACAATATCTGCAGGTGTTCAAACTAACACTGCAACTGGAGCAGCTTTATCAGAAGCAGCTATTGAGACTGCAGTAATACAAATTCAGAAACAAGAAGATGATAGAGGTATCTTAATTGGTGCTCAATCAGTATCACTTCATGTTCCTACAGATTTGATATTTACTGCTAATCAAATATTAGGAAGTGACTATTCAACTGCTATTGGAGTTAATCCAACAACAGCAGCAAATGGTGCTACTAATGTTAATGACATCAATGCTATTAAAAGTATGGGAATGATGCCAGGTGGTATATTTGTAAACAGAAGGTTTTCAGATATTAACGCATGGTTCATTAAGACTGACATACCTAATGGTACTAAGATGTTTAATAGAACTCCTCTACAAACTAAGATGGAACCTGATTTTGATACAGGTAACCTTAGATTTAAAGCCAGAGAAAGATATTCTTTTGGAGTATCTGACTGGAGAGGTTGGTTTGGTAACGCAGGTGCGTAAGCATTAATAACTTAGGGAGGGTATTTAGTTATTCTCCCTAACTTTAAGGATTTAATATGGCTAATAATATTACAAGTAAATTTCTAGCTGGTACTGGTGTTATTGTAACAACAACTAATATTACAAGAGTGGTAGCTATTCATGCCTATTCAACTGTTAATGGGACATTTGCTATTTCAGACAGTACAGGAGATAAAATAAAATTTCAAGTTCCTGCTAGTGGTCAAGCAGATATTTATATAGGTGACCAAGGTGTAAGTTTTAGTGCTACAGTTAGTGTATCTGCACCTGGAGCTAATGGTGGCGTAACACTGTTTGTAGGATAAGAGCATGCCTAACTATGCATATCTTAAAACAGATATAATAAATACAACAGAAAACGATTCAGCTGAGTTTGAGAATCAAATTCCTTACTTAATTGAGAAAGCTGAAATACGTTTAACAAAAGATTTAGATGATGTAGGACTAACTGAGTTTAGTTCTTTTTCTTTTACAGCTTCTAATCCTGTAGTTAGTTTACCAGCTGATACAAGAGTTATAAGAAGTGTAAATTATAAGACAAGTGTATCTTCTAATATAACAACTCTTCTACAACGACCTTATGAGTATGCTATAGATTACTTTCCTTTTGCAAGTGCATCTACAGGTACTCCTAGGTATTATTCAAGAAAAACACAAACAGCTATTTATGTAGTACCAACTCCTGCTTCTACTTTAACAGGAGAAATATCTTATGTGCGTAGACCAATAGGTTTAGCTAGTGCAACAGGTGTAAGTGTAACTACATCTAATTACTTTAGTGAGTTTTGTTATGATGCATTATTTTATGCATGTATGATGGAAGCAGCAAGATTTAATAAAAGTTCAGAAGATTTACAACTATATCAAGGTGACTATGTAAATGCAGTAGAAGGTTTACGTAATCAAGCAAGAAGAGCAAGACAAGATAATATGGAAACTGCAGCTAATCCTAGTGGTGGTCCTAATGTTTTAGTTAAAGGGAGTAATTAATTATGGCTAACAAAAATGATAAGCCTAAAAAACCTAAAGTAATAAAAATAGATTTAGAAAAAGAATTAAAATTTTTAGAAGAACAAAGTCCTGAATATACAGAAGAAGATTTTGGAGAAAAAGGAGTAGACTATGCTACAGGTGGTATAGTAAAAGTTAAAAAGAAAAAAAAGAAAATGAAAAAACCTAGAGGTGTAGGAGCAGCACTTAGAGGTTATGGAAAGGCATGTAGTTAATGACAATAGGTAGGTCAAGTATTAGAATGCAATTAACTGATAGATTAAAAAATAAAGTTACAAAAAAGAAAAAGAAAAAAGTTAAAAAGAAAAAGGTAATGAAAACATAATGGCAGGTTTATTTAATACAAGAGCATTAACAAGATACTTAGGTAAAGCAAGTAAATCTATAGTTAAAGAAATAGATGACTTTGCAAGTAAGCCTGAGTCTTATACTGCAAAAAGTATTTCTAGAGAAGCACAGAAAAAATCTGGTGCTACTCGAAAAGATATGAATAAAGTATATAAAGAATATGCTAAGCTATATGAAAGTATGAATCCTGAAGCAAAACCAAAAGAAATAAAAAGTGCTGCTATGAATGCTGTTTTAAAACAAGCTGAAGAAGGTAATCTTACTCCTTCTAAAGTAGGTTCATTAGCTGAAGAAGAAAGTTTTACATATAGAGTTCCTCAAACACAAGAATTATTAACACTTGGAAAAGATACAACAAGAGAAGGTTTTGGTCCTCCTACAGTAGAATCTGTTTTTAGACCTGGAGTAGCTCAGTTAAAAGACCCTAGTTCTGCTATGAGTCCTTTTTCAAAAGTTAGTGGTGCAGATGATATTAGTACAAGAGTAAGATTATCAGATGAGTTAGGAAATTTACAAGAAGATTTAGGTGCTATTGGAGGTACTACATATGTACCAGCTGAACAATTACCAGGTGCTCCTCTTGGTACAGGAGGTCCATTTGTTAAAAGAAAAGATATGATACAAGAGTCTTCTTTATATGATACACCAAATAAAGAAGGTATATTTGAATCTATAGGTTCTACACCAAGAACTGTTAAAGGTGAACAAAGAAGTATAGGTGGACCTGAATTTAATCAAAAAGAATTTAAAGAATTTATTTTTAATAAACAAACTGGTCTTTTAAAAAAAATACGTGATATAAATAAAGTTGCAGATGGAAAAGAATTTAAACAAGAAAGAAAAGCAAATTTAGAGATTGGTAATATACTTGCTGATTTAGCAAATAGAAAACAAGGAGAAGTTAAAAAGGTTGCTAAGAAAGGTAAAGATGGTAAAGTCTTACGTGGTAAAGATGGTAAAATAAAATATGAAA